GCGGGCGCTGTCGAGGCGCCCGGAGTACGACCTGCAGCCGTGGGCGCTGGTTGGGACTGCCGGTGATGGCAACCCGACGGACACGCTCGCGTACAGCGCCGTGATCCACGCCAAGGAGCGGGTGGCTGCGGGCGTGAGCGCTGTGCAGGCCCTCGAGTCGGCGGGTCAGTGGCTGGGGACCGCTGCGGGCACGTTGCTGTCGGACACGGGCCGCACGGTCGAGAAGGTGACCGCGTCGTCGGTCCGCGCGGGGACGTTCGTGCGGATGCTGCAGCCGCCGTCGTGTGGCCGGTGCGTGGTCCTGGCTGGCAGGAAGACCCGCCGACAGGCCGCGTTCGCACGTCACCCGGGCTGCGACTGCAGGAACATCCCGGCGGCAGAGTCGATCGCGGATGACCTGACGATGGACCCGCGGGAGTACCTCGATTCGCTCGACGACCAGGCGCTTGCGAAGGCGCTCGGGTCGCAGTCGAACGCTCGGGCGTACCGCGACGGTGCGGATCCGGCGCAGGTCGTCAACGCGTACCGCAAGAGCGGCGGCGTGCGACCGGCCCAGGTCTACGGCCAGTCCGTGAAGTACACGACCGAGGGCACCACGCGCCGCGGGATCGCGAACTGGCGGATGCGTCAGGCCGACTACATCCGCGCTGGTGGCGAGGCGAAGAACGGCGGCCGATACCGGTCGCTGCGCGCGCCGCGCCTGATGCCCGAGTCCATCTACCAGATCGCGGAGTCCCCCGCCGATGCGGCGCGACTCCTGCGGCTCTACGGCTGGGTTCTCTAGCCGCATAGACCACCCCAAGGCGCGAGGCCGCGGGGACGCAGTAACCAAGGAGACGGCGCGATGCCGGACTACACCCGCACCACCTCCGCGCGACACCAGGCGCCCAACATCGGCGTGCCTCGCCACCTCAACCTTCGCGGCCTGCGCTTCATGGCCGCTGGGGGCGGAGGCGACGGCGACCCCGGCCAGGGCGCCCCGATCGCACTGGAGACACCCCCGCAGGGCGACCCTGCGGACGCGCCCCTCGGCCCGAACGGCGAGAAGGCGCTGCACGCGGAGCGCGAGGCACGCAAGAGCCTCGAGCAGACCGTCGCGCAGCTCCAGCAGGCGCAGAAGGACCAGATGGCCGCCATCGCGGCGGCGTTCGGCGTCACCCCTGACGCGAAGGACAAGGACGGTTCGCAGCTCATCGAGACCCTGCAGCGACAGGTGACCGAGATGCAGCGGGAGTCGCTGGTCCTGCGGGTCGCGGGGGCGCACCAGATCACCGAGCCCGACGACATCGAGCTGCTCAAGTCCGCGACGGACGAGGCAACGATGACGAAGCTCGCTGGCCGGCTGGCCGCGAAGGCGGTCGAGACCCCGGGAACGCCGAAGCCGGACCTGACGCAGGGCCCGAAGGGTGACACCCCGAAGCCCGACGTCGGTCCCGGCATGCCGCGACTGCAGGCCGCCTACGCCAGCACCACCCCCACCAAGTAACTGTCCCTGCCGCACGGGCGGCCGGGCGTAACAGAAAGGAGCGCAGCCCATGGCTGTGACCCTGCCCCAGGCCGCCCTGCTGTCGGAGAACGACCTGCAGCGTGGCGTCATCGAGACGTTCGTTCAGGCGTCTCCGATCCTCGACCGGCTGCCCCTCATGAACATCGAGGGCAACGCCTACGCCTACAACAAGGAGGCCACGCTTCCGGGCGTCGCCTTCCGTGCGGTCAACGAGGCGTACACCGAGTCGACCGGCACCGTCGTCCAGGCGACGGAGTCGCTGGTCATCCTCGGTGGCGACGCCGATGTGGACCGCTTCATCGTCCAGACGCGCGGCAACCTCAACGACCAGCGCGCCGTCCAGACGGCGATGAAGGTCAAGGCCGCGTCGTACAAGTTCCAGGACACGTTCTTCAACGGGGATGTGTCCGTGGACCCGAAGGGCTTCGACGGGCTCAAGAAGCGCCTCACCGGCGGGCAGATCATCGACGTCGGCACGAACGGCGCCCCGGTGCTCGGCAACGGCGGGTCGGACGCGCAGTCGTTCTTCGACGCGCTGGACGCGCTGGTCGCTGCTGTCCCGGGCATCGACGGTGCCAACGGGGCGATCTACGCCAACTCGGCCGTGCTCGCCAAGATCCGTTCGGCTGGTCGTCGTCTCGGCGGCGTGGAGATGGTCCGCGAGGACATCACCGGCAAGCGCGTCCTGACGTGGAACGGCATCCCCGTCCTCGACCCGGGCGCGACGCCCGCGGGCGTGTCGATCCTGCCGCAGACCGAGGCCCAGGGCTCGAGCTCGCTCGCATCCTCGGTCTACGCGGTGCGCTTCGGCCAGGACGAGGGTGACCAGGCGGTCACCGGCCTGACCAACGGCGGCGTCCAGGCGTACGACCTGGGCGAGCTGCAGGAGAAGCCGGCGTACCGCACGCGGGTCGAGTTCTACTGCGGTCTGGCAACCTTCGGCGGGCGTGCTGCGGCTCGTCTGCGCGGGGTCCTCGCGTCCTGAGCCGACCGGTGGCGGGCTCCTCAGGGGGCCCGCCACCACCCGTCACTCCCGACACGACTGGCAGGAGTAATCGCATGGCTACCAAGAGCACGCAGACCAAGGAGACGACCCTCGACGAGGACGTCACCACCCCCTCGACCACAGCCCCCGGCGACGGCCCCGCCGACACCACGGACCCGACAGAGACGGCACACTCGGTGCCGCCGCGTCCGGGCCCCGAGGCCATCAAGGTCGGCACGGTCAACGCCGTTCTCCCTGGCCCGAAGGTCGACGAGATCGTCGCGGACGCGGGCGAGCACCGCGTCGAGAAGTACAAGGCCACGAAGCCGGACGGCACCGAGGTCACCGTGACGCACAACCTCGAGACCGGCGAGACGTCGGTCTCCTGAGTAGGAAGGTGGTGGGGCGGCCGTGACCTACGCAACCGTCGCTGACGTGAGCACGCGGCTCGGCCGCCCCATCGCCGACCCGGACGAGGTCGCGCAGGCCCAGGCGTGGCTCGACGACACCGAGGCGATCATCCTCGGTCGACTGCCGGACCTGGCCGCCGCGATCGAACTCGGCATGCCCACTATGGCGACACTCGTCATGGTCGAGTCGAACGCGGTCATCCGGAAGATCCGGAACCCCGAGGGGTACACCTCGGAGACGATCGACGACTACACGTACCGCTACAACGAGCAGGTCCGTCGGGGTGACATCTTCCTGACGGACGAGGAGTGGGCGCTGCTGCGTCCGGCTGTCTCTGGTGGGGCGTTCTCGACGTCGCCGGGGTTCGTGCCGGACTGGGGTGGGCGCCCGCCATACCTGTGGGGCCCGCTCCCGTGACCGCGGTGACGGCCCTGCGCTCGGGTCGCCTCGCTGCTGAGCGTCAGATGGTCGACACGTGCCGCGTGGAGCGCCTGGACACGACGGCCGACCCTGACCCGATGACGGGCGCTGTGCCGCGTCTGACGGTGTACGAGGGTCGCTGCAAGGTCGGCGGCGACAGGCCGTACGAGAACCAGCAGAACGCCGGCGGTCAGTTCGCGGTGGTGCAGCGGTACACGGTGCATCTGCCGGCGACTGCGGGCCCGTTCGATGACGGCGACCTGGTGACGATCACGGCGGCGAGCATGCAGCCGCATCTCGTGGGTCGCGAGTTCCGCCTGGCTGGTAGTGACGAGCGGTCCTGGCAGACGTCGCAGCGGATCTTCGTGGACGTCCGACCATAGGAGGTGCGCTGTGGCTGATGGCGCACACGAGCTGCGGGCGTTCGCGGTCGAGCTCGGCAAGGTCGCGTCGGGTGCGCTCGATGACGTGGACGCGGTCACCAAGAAGGCCGCGGACAACCTCAAGAAGGACTACGCGAGCGAGGCGGCGAAGTCACAGCACTTCCACTACGTGGCCCCGGCGTGGTCGTACGACCGGCACTACCGCGTCGGCTCGGTGAGCTACGAGGTCGGGCCCGACAAGGATCGCGCCCCCGGTGGCGCCCTGGCGAACCTCTACTACTTCGGCGCCCCTCGTGGCGGCGGCGGCACGGGCGACATCGACGGGCCGCTGGATCGCGAGGAGCCGCGCATGATGAAGGCGCTCGACGACCTGCTCGGGCGGATGCTGTGAGCGGCTTCGACGTGGTGGCTGCCGCGGTGAAGGCGCTCGCTCCCCCGGGCACGGTCCTGGGTGAGGTCGCCGCGAACGCAGCGCTCCCGTGGCGCTCGATGCGTGTGCGTCCCCCGGCGGTTCTGCTGCGGTCGGACGCCTCCCCCGCCCTGGCTCACGCCGTGCGCGTGTCGCTGATCCTGTCGGCGGCCACGGACACGGGCGTGCTGCAGCTCGCGACCGAGGTGGACGCCGCGCTCGAGGGGAAGCGTCCAGTGGTCGACGGCTGGTCGTGTGGCCCGC